TGGCGCGGTTAACCCTGCGTGTCTTTGGCTCTGAAGAAGGCCAAAAGCTGCTGCAGTGGCTGCGAGATGTGTATGTAAATGTGCCTATAGCCGTGCCAGGCACAGACCCGGCCCATGCTTTCTTTGCTGAAGGGCAGAGAAACGTGGTTCGGGACATCGAGGCGCGGATCAATCAAGCAAGGAAACTATGACCCAAGAAACCGAAACCAATGTCGAGCCCAGCACTGGCTTACTCGATAGTGTCCAGGTGGCAGACGAAAGTAAGGCAGAAAACTCACAAGCTGTTGAGATTAACCACAAGGCAAGTACAGCAACAGAGCTGACACCAGGTAGTCCTGGCACGCCAAAAGATCGCCCAGACTGGCTGCCGGAGAACTTCTGGAACCAGGACAAGGGTGAAGCTAACCTCGAAGCTATGGCCAAGTCTTATGGCGATCTACGCAAAGTGGTCAGCCAAGGCAAGCACAAAGCCCCAGAAGATGGCAAATACGACACCAGCGTATTCAAAACCCAAGACGTTGAAAACGACCCACTGGCCAAAACCTATGTTGGCTGGGCACAGAAGTACGGTATCAGCCAGGCGGCCTTTGATGAGCTGGCACAAAACGTCAACCAGATGGCCGATGACATGGTCGGCCCAACCATTGACACACAAGCAGAGATGAAGTCTCTCGGCCCCAATGCCAACGCTGTGGTGAATGGTATGGTGGACTGGGCGCGTGGCCTGGTAAACAAGGGCGTGTGGAGCAAAGACGACTTTGAAGAGTTCAAAATCATGGGCGGTACAGCCAAAGGTCTGAGCGCTTTGATGAAAGTGCGCTCTGCTTATGAAGGCCGAGTGCCAATTGAAGTTGCCCCCATGGAAGGCGCTCCCAGTAAGGAAGAGCTTTACCAAATGGTCGGTGATCCCAAATACAAAACCGATGCTGCGTACCGCCAAAAGGTGGAGCGAATGTTTCAGCAGCATCTTTCCTGATCTCCCTGTAGTTGCCATTTTGACCCAGCTTCGGCTGGGTCTTTTTTTATTTGTTAAGTACCATTTGCATTTTGTACAAATACTCATACAATCGCGCACAAGGCATACCAGGCAACTGGCCCTTACCGCAGTGGATACTGACGAATGGCTGACGTAAACAGCAAGCTTTCGGCCCTCGCAAAAGGCTAACCGTCGCGACAAACCCTGATCAACAACCGAATGAGGTATATCAAATGAGCGTTTCTTTATCAAACGCCTTTGTCACACTATTCGACGCAGAGGTCAAGCAGGCTTACCAAGGCAAAGCAATGCTGGTAGGTGCTGTACGTCAGCGTCGTGGTGTCGAAGGCTCCACTGTTAAATTCCCTAAAGTCGGTCGAGGCGTGGCTACTGCTCGCGTTTCTCAGACTGATGTAACCCCGATGAATGTCGGATTCTCAACCGTTACTTGCACGATGAGTGATTTCAACGCTGCAGAGTACTCGGACATCTTCTCTCAGCAGAAGGTCAACTTTGACGAGCGTTCAGAGCTTGTGCAAGTGGTTGGCAATGCGATTGGCCGTCGTCAAGATCAGTTGATCTTGGATGCGCTTATTGCTGCGTCTAGCACTGGTACTGTGGCAAATTCAATTGGTGGTGCAAACACCAACATGAATATTTCCAAGCTGCGCGAAGCCGCAAAGATCTTGAACACCAAGAACGTGCCTTCTGAAGGTCGCAACATCATCATTCATGCTAACTCTTTGGCATCAATGTTGGAGCAGACTTCGGTAACCAGCTCGGACTTCAACACCGTTAAGGCGTTGGTTCAAGGCGAGATCAACCAGTTCATGGGCTTCACGTTCCACGTCTTGGGTGATCGTACTGAAGGTGGCTTGCCCATCGACGGTTCTAGCGACCGCACCTTGTTTGCCTTCCACCGCGATGCCATCGGCTACGCAGAAGGCATTGCTCCTCGCACTGAAATCAACTATGTCCCCGAGAAAACAAGCTACCTTGTGAATGCTTTGTTCTCTGCTGGTGCCATAGCGATTGATGTCGAGGGTATCGTCAAAATCACTGCACGCGATACAGCGGCTGCAGCTTAATAGGAGGGTCACAAAATGGCTTTCTCATCTACTGGTTTTAATACCGTTGGCGGCCAGGCAAAAGCTGGTAACGCACCATCAATTTACACATATGCATCTACTGACGCACAGACAGTAATTCGTGTATCTGGGTATTTTGATTCAGTGTCATCAATCCTCAAGGTTGGCGACATTATTTTCTGTTACTCAGCAACGGGTGGCACTCCAGTAATGTCTACCGCTTATGTGGTCAGCAACGCCTCTGGCGTGGTTGACATCACTGACGGTGTGACCGTCACTGCAACTGACACCGACTAATCGGATCAGGAAACACGACGGGCCAACTTCTGATCACTCGGAGGTTGGCCCTTCTCACATTGAGAGGTTCACATGGCTGCTGGCGATACTGGCGTTTCAATATGTTCTGATGCCCTGCTGATGTTGGGTGCAAAGTCAATCACGTCATTTAATGATGGCACCGATGCGGCCAGCGTATGCGACCGCCTATATCCCGACATTCGTGACTCTGTGTTGACCACTTACCCGTGGACGTTTAACACTAAAAAGGTTCAGCTGGCTCAGCTGATCACCACCCCAAATTCAATCTGGCGCTATGAGTATCAGCTGCCAGGTGACAGGCTTGGCACCGTTCGTGCTGCCTATGCAAGCGCAGCGCAAAATTCCTATGCAAACAAAGACTGGGAAATCCAGGGCGACAAGCTTTTGACAAACCTCCCTGCTGTTTACTTGGACTACCAGTACAGCTTGGGTGAGTTTGCAATGCCGCAATACTTTGTTCAGCTTCTTAAATACATGATGGCCTGGCACTTGGCCATGCCGATCACCGAGCAAAGCGACCGTGCTGGGTACTGGCAAGGCGTTGCTGTTGGCGGCCCTGCTGAAAATGGCCGTGGTGGTTACATGCGTACAGCCATGAACATCGATGGCCAGGGCACGCCTACTCGCGTGATTGAAGACTTCAGCCTTATCGCAGTGAGGGGCTGATGCCACGCTTTGTTGACATCCAAACCAACTTTAGCTCTGGCGAGTTAGATCCATTGCTGCGTTCGCGCATCGATCTGGCTCAGTACAACAACGCGCTGGCCAAGGCTACCAATGTTGTTGTGCAGCCTCAAGGCGGCATTCGTCGTCGTCCTGGTCTAAAGCACATTGCTGAGCTGCCAAGCTCTGCAGCAGATGGTGTACGCCTGGTGCCGTTTGAATTTAGTGTTGACGACAGCTACATGCTTTGCTTTGTCCATCAGCGCATGTACGTCTTTAAAGACGGTGTTCAGATCACAGCCATCAACGGTGGTGCCGACCCATACCTTTCTACTGGTGTCACCAGCGCAATGCTTAGTCAGCTCAACTGGACTCAGTCTGCTGACACAATGTTTATCGTTCACCCTGACCTGGCCCCTGTTAGGCTAGTGCGAGGCGGTACTGATTCGAGTTGGACAATCAGTACAAATACGTTTTCAAACATCCCAAAATATGCGTTTACCCTAACAACAACAACTCCGACAGCTGGCCACTTAACGCCCAGCGCTGTCTCTGGCAATGTGACGTTGACATCGCAGCACTCAGCATTTAGCGCGGGTAGTGTTGGTCAATACATCAACGCATCACCCCAGGGCCGTGCGCGGATCATTCAGTACATCTCAGTTACTTCTGTCAAAGCCGTCACTGAGTATCCATTTTTTGACACCAGTAACATTGCCCAGGGCAGCTGGGAGATCGAATCAGGCTACGAAGATGTGTGGAGCAGCGGCAAGGGGTGGCCACGCACAGTGACTTTCCATGAGGGCCGTCTGTACTTTGGTGGCTCTAAGTCTCGCCCATCCACAATTTGGGGTAGCAAGATTGGAATCTTTGATGAGTTCATGCCAACAGAGGCATTTGATGATGATGCTGTTGAAGCCACCCTGGACACCAGCTCGCTCAACGTCATCGTTGACATGATCTCTGGCCGTGACTTGCAAGTGTTTACAACTGGCGCTGAGTTCTATGTGCCACAAGCTGGTACCGAGCCGATCACCCCGCTTACCCTGACCTTTAAGGGCGTGAGCCGTAATGGCATTAAGCCTGGCACCCGTGTGCAGTCCCTAGAGTCTGGCACTGTGTACATCCAGCGCCAGGGTAAGTCAATCAACGAGTTCTTATTCTCTGATACGCAGCTGACGTATGTGACGCAGCGCATCTCCTTGCTTGCTGGCCACTTGCTTAAAGGCCCAACCAGGATGGCTTTGCGTCGGGCTAACAGCACAGACGAAGGCGACTTGCTTTTGATGGTCAATGACAATGATGGCACTATGGCTGCGTTTAGTATCATGCGCTCGCAGCAAATTACCGCGCCTTCTGAGTTCATTACTGACGGATTGTTTAAGGATGTCAGCATCGATGTGACCGACATCTATGCAGTTGTCAGACGCACATTCAACAGCACCAACAAATTTTTTGTCGAGCTGTTTAGCTTTGATCGATTTACTGATTGTGCTTTTATTGGCGGTTCAGCAGGCGGTGTTGGGTCTGGGTTGCCACACATTGGCAAAGCTCTTAACGTCATTTGTGATGGCGTTCCGCAGGGCAATGAAACTGTAAGTGGCGGTGGGGCTGTCACGTTTGACCGCGAGTCTACGACCAGTTACGAGGTCGGCCTGCCGTTTACCGTATTTGCCAAGACCATGCCAGTTGAGGTCAAGCTGCAAACAGGCACCAGGATTGGTTTTAAAAAGCGCATTGTCGAGATCAATGCTTTGGTAGACAACACGCAGCACCTTGCGCTAAACCAAAACCCTGTGCCATTCCGCACATTTGACAACCCGTTGCTCAACTTGCCTGAGCCTACCTTTACCGGCAGCAAGCGCGTCAATGGCGTGCTTGGTTACAGCCGAGAAGCGAGTATAGAAATTTCACAGAGCTTGCCGCTCAAGATGACCCTGCTTGGTCTTGAGTACAAGATCGCAGTGACTGGAGGTACATGATGGGAGAAGGCTTTACTTTTACTGATGGTGCGTTTCTTGGAGAGAATGTCCAGTCTGGAATTTCTTCTTGGGACACGGCTTTCACAAACGCAGGTGGGGTGTTTGACACTAGTTTTAATAGCACTGACTGGGCCAGCATCATCAATGCTGGAAGCAAAGTAGCAAGCGTGGCTGGTACAGTGTTTACCGGTTTGCAGTCTGGCATGAATGCAGCTGCACCTTACTTGCAATTGGCTACAGCCATTACAGCAGCTGGCGCTCAAAAGACTGCTGCCATATATCAGCAGGGTTTGTACGAGGTACAGGCTTTAGACACATTACGCCTGGCACAGCTGCGCACCGATCAAGATCAAAAATATGCGGCCATCCAAGCTGGTCGCAAGCTGCTCTCTGCCGAGCGCCAGGCGCTGAACTACACCATTCAAGGCAACACTTTGCTGAGAGGCATGGAGCGCTCTAATGCGGCTGTGCGTGCCCGTGCTGCAGCCAATGGCATTGTTTACAACGAAGGATCTGCTGCTAATGTCCAGCTTGCCAATGTAAGTGCTACTTACCGCGACGTAGGCATGTCAAACCTTAATGCTTTGACTGCTCGAATTTTAGGATTTGAGGATGCTGGTGCAATGATCTTGGCATCTAAAGAACAGGCTGAATTGACAATGAGTGCAGCAGAAGCTCAAGCCAGCCAGATGCGTTTGGCCGGCAAATACGCTGTGGAAAGTGGTGGCGTACTCTCAGGTGCAACACTACTGCAAGGTGGTCTGAACTTTGCTCAGACTGTTAGAAACCCATTTACAAGTTAAACCATGGCAGACCTACCACTCCTTCAGTCCGGCAGAGTCGAGGCAGCAGGCATTCCTGGTGCTGTATTGCCAACTGTCAATGCACCGCAAGTTGACTATGTGGGCCTAAAGGCTGCAGCTCAATACCAAGGTACTGTGGCTCAGACTTTGGATCGACTAAGCAACCAGCTGTTTGGCATTGCCAAGACGGCAGCCAGTGAGGCTGGGTTGCAGTACGCTGCCGACAACCCTTTGACAGATGAGCAGCTGCAGGCGGCAAAGATGGGCGACCTGGGCGCAATGAAGTCTGGTGGCGCTCTGAACATTTTTGACCAGGCGGTGCGCAAAGCCAGATCATTTGAGCTGTCCAGTACGTTTGAGATGGAAGCTCGAAGCCAGATGACCGGCATGCTTACCGCAGTGGAAATGGGTAAGGCTACTACCGAGCAAGTGCAAAACAAGCTGACCACCATGATGGATGGATTTAGCCGCAGCTTGTCCCAGATTGACCCAGAAGCTTCACTTAAGTTTAGAGCCACCAGTGCCACCATGGGCAACACCGTGCTGGCCAAGGCAGCTGAGTTTGAGATGAAGCGAGAGAAAGCGCAGCGCCTGGCTAAGTTTGATGCTGACTTTGACAACAGCACACGATTGCTTGAAGCAGCTGTGTCACAAGGTTTCTGGGTTGATCCAAAAACACAGCAAAAGCGCAGCATTGAGGATTTGGCTGATGTGTATCGGTCAACAATTACCACCAGTGCTTTGCTCCTTGGTGATGTACAAGTACAAAAACAATACAGCGATAAGTTTGAAGCAGCTCTTAAGGGAGCCAAGATCAATGCTGTAACTAAGTTTCTTCTTACAGACGAGACCGCAATGGCCGACACCGAGGCCACACTTAAAAACATTCAAGTTGGCAATGTGGGCCGGATGAGCGACCTGGTCAAGGGCATGTTGGTGTCAGACTATGGCAGCATAGAAAAAGTTTCTGCCAACTACATGGTTGCTGTAAATGCGCGTAACTCTGCCATTAACACGAAGATTGCAGCTGACAAACGTGCAGCCGTCCTAGAGTTTGTGCCGCTGTATGAAAAGGCTGTTGCAGCCCCAGAAGGCAGCCCAACGCGCAAACAATTTGCCAACGATATTGCAGCACTTGCAAGAAGATCACCAGACGCTGTGCCGCTGGGTGTACTTAAAGACTTACTGGAGCCAAGCAAAGAGGGCAACCCGCTTGCTGAGTTCAACATATTGAACGGCATCTTCAATGGCACCGTGACTAGCCCTGAGCAGATCATGGGCAACAACACATTAAACGCAAAGCAAAAGGTCGGAGCGCTGAAGTTCTTCATGGGTGAAGACAGACGCGACGGGCAAGAGCTAAATACGGGGCTGGCCAGATTGGCTGGCATTCCGACCACGCCTGGTGCAGTGACTATCATTGATCCCAAAGGCCAAGAGTTTCAGCGCCTACAGCAGCTAAAGTCAAAGGCCCAGGCAATCCAGTCACAAGCCACAGCCGAAGGCAAGTTTTTGCAGCCCAAGGCAATTCTTGACCAGATCTCAAAAGAGGTTGAAACCAGCCGGAACACTGAGCAGGCTAAGGCTGCCCAGCGCACGCTTGAGACTGTCTGGGAAAAGAAGGCTGGCGGCAAAATCACACGCGATACCCTGCCTGCTTTAGAGCAAAGCAAAAAGCTCAAGCCACAAGAAATCACACAAATTAAGCGTCTGCTTGACCAGGCAGAAGGGAATCTGTAATGGCCTTCAATGCAATTGAAAACAAATATCTGTCGGCTCTGACGGCAGTACAGTTTCCAACAGAACCGATGGAGCCTGATACGGCAGCACAGCCTGACAGACCAATGGCTCCTGGCCAGCGACCTGGCGACATCCTCGTGGCCGAGGTTGGATCTAGGGGTTTGCCGGAAAGTGCGTACAGTGGCCGTTCACCTGACACGATGAAAGAGTACGACCCTACGGTGCGAGAGCGCCTGGCCAGCTTTTTACAGGCTGGTTTTGAAGGCATGGGCGTGGATCGCTATAAAGCCCGTCAGAACGCGCAAACCCTTTTAGGCGGCCCTAGTAGCAACCTACCTTTAAACCTTGGTTTTGCAGACGTTGTGCCCTTTCTAGGTACTGGCTTGCAAACACAAGAAGCTGTGCGTATGGGTGAGGATGCAATCACATCAGCACAGCAAGGCAACTACGGCACAGCTGCCATGCAAACTGGTGGCGCTGTACTAGGACTGATTCCAGGCGTGGCCGGTACGGTCAAAGCTGCCAAGCCACTAATTCCAAAAGCAGCCGAGATGACTATGAATGCGCTGGAAAGAAGCGGTATGCCTGCCCGTGGTTTGGGCATTGTTGAGTCTGGCCCAGGCAGCATGCAAGCCCCAGCTTTAAACCGACAGGAAAAAGCCGTCATAAGCGCTGGTGCTGGCCGCAAACAAGGTATTAAGCAAGAAGCCACTGATGTGGCAACAAACCTTAAATCAAACTATCTAGAGGCTGATGGATGGGCCCCAATTGAAATCAACAAAGTACAGCCAAAATTTGACAAAGCAGGCAAATACATAAAAGTCGAAGTTGAGCCAAAAGCAATACCGTATGACTTTCATACACCGCCAGCAGATGTGCCAGTTGAAGCATGGCAAGCCACAATGTCATCGCGTGTTTTAGATGAAGTGCAGACTGTTGTTGACCGTGCGGGTGCCGGAGATAAAGCTGCGCTGGATATTTTGGCAGAAGCCAGCTGGTACAGAACCATGCGCGACAGATTGCGCTCTGAGTTTGGCGGCATTGGTGATGTGTTTGCAGATGTATTAGGCACAACGTCAGCACAAACAGACGTACGCCAAAACTTTAAAAACGCTGTAACAGTTCTCACTAAATTTAGCCGAGGTGATTACGATCAAACGCTAGCAGCCCTTGAGCAAAGGATTGCTAAAGGTCAGCCAGTAGATCCCGAAACTTTGACAGCTTTAGACAAAGCCGGTGATTTTGAATTGATCAAGAGTGATGCCGGTAAATTGTTTAATACAAACAGCCCGGCAACCATGGGCGCTTTGCTTGACATGTTTCGCTCAATCAAAGCTGGGGATTCACCTAAGACTCCTAACTTTACTGGCAATTTAATTGGCTTGACTAATGAGGCAACCATTGATGTCTGGGCAGCCAGGATGCTGCGACGGTTGGCCGACTTGCCAAGAATCCCACCGCCAGCAGAAAAAGGTGTGGGTGGCGCTCACTCTAAAGGGTCAACTTTATTTGATCCAAAAGTTAGTGGCGAGTTTGGCTTTGGCCAAGACGTATTCCGAGAAGCAGCAGACGAAATCAACAAAAGCGGGATTATCAAAAATGTTGCTCCAGACATCGGGAATCTTGGCCCAGATGATCTGCAAGCTGTCGCGTGGTTTATTGAAAAAGAAAAGTGGACAAGCAACAACTGGACAACCAAGGCCGGTGAAGGTGGCTCGCTTGATTATGAAATGTCTCTTGCTGGTGCCACAGATCAAACAAGAGTAAATGAATTACGCAAAGGTATTAACGCATCATTCCAGCCGCCCGGCAGGCGTAAGGGTGAAACGGTAATGGGTGAACAGGCTTACGATTACCGGGTCAGTCCATTGCGCGAACAGGATCTTGCAAACAAAGAAGAAATGCGCAAAGAGCTGATGGCATCCAAGGCCAATGTTGATCGGTATGCCTTGGGTGTATCTGGTGAGCGCCCTGGTAAACCCATGAGCAATTACGCGCAAGCCGAGTTGGCAGCTGAGTTTGATGATGTTGTGCGCAACGATAAGAGCGTGGTTACATACAACCTGGCAAACACATACGGCTCATTTATGGGCCAGACTGAGCGAGCTTTAAATGCTGAGTTCGTGGCCAGGCAGAACTTTAACCCTGCTGCGCTTGAGCGTCGCTTGGTTGAGCAAGGCAAATCCTACGATCAAGACGCTGTGTTTATTTCCAAGGTTATGAACAGCGGCACCGGCCCCAACAGTAGACCAGGCGTTGAAATCTACTTTAAGCAAAAAATTACCCCAGCCGAAATGGCTGCAGTTACGGCCAAGCTGCGGGAATATGGCGTTGATGGGTTTACCTATGTGACAGACATGAGGTTTGGCGACCGCGTCAACGTGCAGGCAAAGTCTGGTGGTGCAGAGACTGCTGGGCTAAATGGCCTGCGTTTCCAATATATCCCTGAGTTTGATGATGCGTATACCGTGGGCAACAGGGCCGCAATAATGGCTGAAAAACAAAGGTTGTTTGATAAAGTAGTTACAGATATAATTGATAATGGAAACGTATCAGATGCCAGAGTGCTGTGGTACGACACCAAAGTCTATTTTAGGAGTGACTACGATGCTTACCTTGGAAGAAATGTTGAAGGAACGGGAACAGCGCCTGGGCAGCAATCACCCAGCGGTGCAAATGTTGCGCAACCAAATACAAGCAGGGAAGTCAAGCCAAAGTCTAGAGGGCTTATATCTGACCGGCTCAGTCAAGAAGACTCAGGAACAAGCAAACAAGTAACCGGGAGCCGTCGCGCTCCGCAGTCTGGAGCTAAGTGATGGCCATTCAACCACTTGATCAACGCCTAAGCAGCATCTTGCCTGCCGCTGCACCAGCTGCAGCACCAGCCGATCCAACCAAGCTGGAACCCATGCCTGCCGACCCGGCACAAATGGACACCGAAGTCCTCACCGCTGACAAGCCTGGTACACCCAGCATGACCGAGGGCATACAGGTTGCCGGCCCCATGGAAGCAGCCATTCGCAAACTGGTTACACGCCAAGGCACCAAGGCCGAGCGCAACCTGGTGCCAGAAGCTGCGCGTGCAGCCGAAGGCTCTTTGCCAGAAGCATCAAAAGCTGGCCGTTACAAACTAATTCCAGAAGCAGACCAAACACTGACAGACACTGTCGGTGCAGCCGTTAGTCGCAGGCAGACATTTGGCATTACTCAAGGCAAGCCCGGTGGCTCACCTGATGAGCCATTCAATTTGTCGCGCTACCAGACCGAGGATGCTGCAGGCATTGTGGCTGGTGTGGCCGATGCGCTGAACATCAGAACCAAGGCTGTGACGTTTGATGAGATCAAGGCCAAGGCTGCTGAGTCTGGCATTGGCGAATCATTCTTGACCAGGTTGATTGGTGCTGACGGCAAGATGATGGCCAACGCTGTCGAGACCTATAAAGCTTTGGAAGTGCTGGAGTCGAGTGCCAATGAGCTAGACAAGTTGTTTAAGCTGGTCAACTCTGGCATGGCCACTGACGCTGACAAGCTCATGCTGCGTCAGCAAGTGGCCTTCCACGGCCTAATCCAAAAGGGTGTCAAGGGTATCCAGACCGAGACAGCTCGATCTTTGGCCGTGTTTCGCATCCCCCGCGACGGCAACGCCCAAGTCATTCGCCAAGTCTTGGATGAGTACGGTGGTGACGGTGCCTTGCAAGACATGGCAAAGAGCTATTTGTCGCTAGAGTCTCGCGCTGCCCAGAATGCAATGATTGAAAAGTCAATGATGTCTGGCGTGAAGGATGTCTGGTTTACCACCTATATCAACGGCCTATTGTCCTCACCTGTATCGCACGCCAAGAACGTGGTGTCAAACACATTGTTTGGTGCCTATCAAATACCTGAGCGCATGGTCGCGGCCATGTACGGCAACGTGCTGCCAACTGGCGTGCGAAGCTGGAGGTCATTGGTGCCAGGCTCCGAGGCCGAAAAGGTTGGCATGGACGAGGCGTTGACCATGGTGCAGTCTTTGCGCAATGGCATCGTCGAAGGTATGCAGTTGGCCAGCACTGCCTGGAAGAACAACGCGCCCAGCGATCTGATGAGCAAGATTGAAATGCAGCGTGGCGGCAATGAACCCACGATCAGCTCTGGCGCGTTTGGTATTGAGCAAGACAAGTGGTTTGCCAAGGCCATAGATTACTACGGCACAGCTGTAACCATTCCTGGTCGAGCGCTGCTAACAGAAGATGAATTCTTCAAGGGTGTGCTGTACCGCATGGAGCTGAACACCCAGATCACTCGCAGGGGTAAGGTTGTCTACCGCGAAGGCGTTGAGTCTGGCTTGTCTGAGACAGACGCTATGGCCAAGGCATCGCTTGAGGTTGAGGGTTTATTTACAAACCCACCGCGAGACCTGGACGAAGCGGCCATGCTGTTTGCCCAGAAAGGCACGTTTACTGCCGAGCTGCCACCAGCGCTTAAGAATTTGCAAGAGGTGTTCAACCACCCATTGCTAAAAATTGTGGTGCCGTTCTTTAAGACACCAGCCAACATTGGCTTGCAAGTGATTGAGCGCACACCGTTTGCCCCGCTGTCTTCACAGTGGCGTGAAGAGGTGGCTAAGGGCGGCATCTACCGCGACATGGCTTTGGCCAAGGTCACACTGGGATCGGCCTTCCTGGCCACCTACGCTGCCTTGTCAGCCGAGGGCCACATCACTGGTCGCGGCCCAGAGCGCAAAGCAGACCGCGAGGCTCTCATGCGTGACGGCTGGATGCCCTACTCCATCAAGGTTGGCGACAGTTACTACAGCTACCAGGGCATGGAGCCAGTCTCCGCTTTGATGGCCATTGCTGCCGACTACGCTGAATACGCAAAGTACGAGCCCGATGCCAGCAAAGTAGAAGAGGTGTTCCTGGGCGCGACATATGGCCTGTACGAATACATCAAAGAACAGCCCTATCTGCAGGGTGTGGCTGACGTGGCCAAGCTGATCGGCACCAACCAGCAAGGCGCTGTTGATGGCAAGAAGATTGTCGATGGCCTGGTCAAGCAGTTTGGCGGGTTTGTCATAGGCGGCTCACCAGCTGGCGTTTACAGTTCTTTAGTTGCTGGTATATCGCGTCTGTCTGATCCAACCAGGAAGGACACACGCGCAGATCCTGAGCTGCCGATGGGTGTGCGTGGGTTTGTTGAAGCGTTTAACAAATACAAAGCACGCCTGCCCTACTTCAACTCGGATCTGCCAGAGGCATTGAACCTTTGGGGCGACCCAGTGCTGACAAGCCGTGGCAACCCCATGGAGCTGGTGCTGCCAACCCGTGTAAGCCCTGCACAGTTCAGCCTGGTTGATGATGCCTTGGTGCGCATTGGCTCACCCGTTGGCATGCCAGACAAAAAGGTGGACGGTGTCGAGATGACGGCTGAGCAATACAACCGATTGCTCACAATCTACGGCAAAGAGCTGCCATCTAAGCAAGGCATCATGGATGTCATGCTGTCGCCTGGTTTCACAATGTTGTCATTAGATGACCAACAGAAGACAGTGCAGTCTGTTCACAGTAAATACATGCAGGCAGCTCAAGGCCAGCTTAAGCAAGAAGACCCTGCGCTGCAGGCAAGGATTGCTGAGATGGTTGAGCTGCGCAAGGCTAATGGCCTCTATTACAAACCTTAGAAAAATCGTACAATTTCCATTAGGAAGGATTGAATCATGCCAATTACAATTTCCAACGTAACCCGTCGAGTTGTTTACTCGGCCAGTGGCACTGGCCCGTATGCGTTCACCTTTGAGATTCTGGCAAACACTGACATTGCTGTTTTCAAAGACGACACGCTGCTGACCTTAACCACCGATTACACGGTAACCATTGCATCTAACGGCACAGGCTCAATTACCCTGGTGGCTGCACCAACTGGTGCGACACAGATTGCTATTGTGGGCAACAGAAATATACAGCGCACTACAGACTTTGTAACTGGTGGCGACTTCTTTGCCAACACGGTCAATGATGAGATGGATCAGCAGACCATCTTTGCACAGCAGAATGCCGAAGGGTTACAGCGTGCATTGAGCGCACCGCAGACCGATCCAACGTCAATCAACATGACGCTACCACGGGCAAGCTTGCGCGCTAACAAGGCGCTAGGCTTTGATGCTAACGGCAACCCAGTCATTGCTGACACCCTGGGCACCAATCGTGGCAATTGGGCAAGCGGCACGCTTTACTACGTCCGAGACATCATCAAAGACACAACCAACAACAACATCTGGCAAGTTATTGTTCAGCACACATCAAGCGGGTCATTGCCAATTGGAACCAACGCTGATGCGGCAAAGTTCAGCTTGTTGGTTGACGCAGCTGCTGCCAGTACAAGCGCAACAAACGCAGCGACATCTGCCTCGGCTGCCTCGACCAGTGCGTCTGCTGCTTCTACATCTGCGACGGCAGCCTCTGGCTCGGCTAGTACAGCAAGCACCCAGGCAAGCAATGCTTCGACCTCGGCCAGTAATGCATCTAGTTCTGCAAGCGCTGCCTCTAGCTCGGCATCAACGGCAAGCACACAAGCAACCAACGCAGGCACCAGTGCAACAGCAGCTGCATCAAGTGCATCAAGTGCAAGCAGCAGCGCCAGCGCTGCCAGCACATCGGCCAGCAATGCCAGTACCTCAGCAAGCAATGCAAGCACGTCTGCTTCTGGTGCGTCTACGTCTGCAACTAACGCGGCAAACTCTGCAAGCACTGCCACTACCCAGGCGACCAATGCGTCAACCAGTGCAAGCAATGCTTCTACATCTGCAACAAACGCTGCTACTAGCGCGTCAAGCGCAGCGACCGCACAGACTGCTGCAGAGTCTGCACGCGACGCAACACTAGCGGCCTATGACAGTTTTGATGATCGCTATCTGGGTGCAAAGACAAGCAACCCCACTGTTGACAATGACGGCAACGCATTAGTCGCTGGCGCTTTGTATTTCAACAGCGTGTCTGGTGCAATGCAACTCTGGACAGGCAGCGCATGGGTCGCGGCCTATGTGTCTGGATCAGGTTACCTGGCGGCTGCCAACAACTTGTCTGATGTGGCTAATACGACAACAGCCAGGACGAACATAGGCGCTGGCGATGTCACATTGACGGGGACGCAGACACTGACAAACAAGACGTTGACTGCACCAACAATTGCATCAGCAAATTTGACTACTGCGTTAACTGTTACTGGTGCATCAGGAACATCTGGACAAGTATTAACTTCTGGTGGCTCAGGTGCAGCACCTACATGGTCAACAATAGCATCTTCTGGTTCTGGTGTCACCGTATACACCAACGTCACAACAGCCACAACGTACACACTGACATCTACAAGCAACGCTACGATTGAGATTGATGCACAAGCGTTTGGAATTAAAGTAGTGTTGCCAAACGCAACGACTTTGTCTGCAAGTGGTTCGGCATACTTAATCCGAAATGTTGGTAACTTTCCAATTTTGATTGAAGACTCAACCAACGTAGCTATTGGCGGTGTTCCAGCAAGTTTGCAAGTTCAAGTTGGTTTGAATAGCACAGCAACAGCGGCTGGCTCATGGATACTCAACCAAGATGCTTGCTTTTCCACAGAAGTTGCGCAAGTACAGACAATGTTTAATGACAATATTCGACAGCTTATTAGACTTTCATCTACTAGGTTTGCCATTGTCGCCCCATCAAGCGGTTTTACTGTATCCATACAAGGCTTTTCCATTAGTGGCGATACAGTTACATCTGGAACGCTGACTGGTGTATCTGCAAGTGAAACGTTTGTAGAAGCAAGAGCGGTAACTGGAAATAGGCTTTTAGTCACAACTTTTACTGGTACAACTTTTTCATCGTTTATTGTTGACCTTTCAACTATTGCTTCCCCCACTGTAGGCACTGCCGCAACAATTTCTACAACTGCGGTCAATACACTTTTAAGATTTGACCAAAAACCAGTTAACGATATTGGTGTTACTGATGCCGCAAAATTAACATCTGGGAATTTAACAGGTACTAACATTTATGTTTATTTGTACCGTTCAACAACTACTGGTACATGGCAAGGAAATTCTATTGACGTAGGAGCCTCTGGAACAACTGGAACAGTAGGAACAGAATATTCAACTGGTGCTCTTGGTACAGTAAATACCTATTTAGGAATAGCCGCAACTGTTATTACGTCATCAACTATTGGTTTTGGTATTATTTTTAATTCCGGTACTACGGGTATTTGTTACGCATTTACAGCTTCTATATCAGGAGGCGTCTGGTCAGTTAATGCAAATAATTTTCGTACCGCTAGTGGGTCTTTAGCAAATTCTGTAAGTATGACGTACAGTTCCCGTGCGTTTATTCTTGCAACTCGTCCTACTAACAACGGAATTTGGGCAGTTGAATTTCCTGCGACTGGAAATGCGGCTCCAACATCCCGAGATGTAGCATATACAGGCGTTAACCCCCAACAGTTATCCTTGACTGCAAGTCGTATTGTTTTGACCTATATAGATGGCCCAGCAATTGAAACTTTTGCATACACGCTTGGCTCATCGTTAGCATCAGACCAGTATTTTTCCAATACTGGAAGTTCAACAAACAATACAACAGTAATAGGTCTAATTGACACAAGTACTTGCAACACATTCGCAACAAGTTCTGGCTCTCCTGCTGTTTTGTATGGCATTGTTTATGTTGCCCCCGGTGTTCTAAACTACAAAAGACTAAATTTTCAAACCAACCCCGGGGCGGCAACTAATCTATTTGGATTTCAAGGCGCTACTACAAACTTTTTTAGTTGGATGACAAACCAAACTAACAGCAATATTGGGGCTTCATACGGCAAAATTATGCGTGGGACAACAGACACCACGCCAAACTACGTTGTAAAGAAAAACTACGGTGCTACGACAGTAGCGGCTTCAGCAGTTACTATTGCGGCAAGATATTATTTTAATCTTGGTAAATTTTTGGTTGCTTTTCGCAGTGGTAATCAAACAATTGTTCCAGTGTCTGCAACAACAACTAACGGTTTTTTGGGGTCAAGTGGTTTCAAAGACTTTCAACTTGGCGGTGGCGTTGGCGCACAGGAATCAATAGATTTAGATTCATCTAGAGCCATATTTGTGCAAACTGGAACAGCCCCTGATAGCGGAGTAAGCGCACTTACAGACCCAACTGAAGGTAGTACAAATGTGCGTTTTAGCTTGGTTCGTATTGCAAACGTATAAGGATTCAAAATGAAAATTCTGATTGTTGGAGAGCATATTTGTAAGTTGGGAGACTTTGAGGAAACGGATACTGAAATTCGTTACCCTGATATTGTTGTTCCAAAACACATTATTAGCGGATATCGTGTTGTTGAAGGGACACCCCCTGCCGACTTTCAATACCACAAATACATTTGGCAAGATGGGTTTGCTTTAAATCCTAACTGGCCTCCAGTTGAAGAATTAGTTGAATAGATATAGTACAAAATCCATAACTTACGATTGGGTAATCATGGACTCCGACGTTGATAAAAGGCTTGCCGTGCATGAAGCTATCTGTGCCGAGCGATACAGCGCCATTGCCTCATCTTTAAAGGATGGGGATAAACGCATGACCAAGATTGAATACTTGCTTTATGCGGTGATGCTTGCTGTGCTGCTTGGCCCTGGTGTAGCCGCTGAGTTTGTAAAAAAAATGTTTGGGTTATGAGCGACTGGGCTGAAGCATTCGTTGCTGCAGCCGCTGTGACTTGCATGTTAATTGCCGGCACCTATTTCATAGCATGGTGCTTTCAATAATTTTTCTGGCTGTATCTATCGAATACAGATGTATCAAGTGGGTCTGGGTTGGCGATGTGTACAACCGAAAGGTCTACTGTATTGAATGGAAAAAGGTAGATAGAAAATGATTGATCCGATGACAGCACTTGCTGGCATACAGTCAGCAATCAGTATGGTCAAGAAGGCCAGCAAGGTGGCCAATGACTTAGGCTCTCTTGCCCCAATGATTGGCAAGATGTTTGATGCCAAGTCTGTGGCCACCAAAGCCATGCTGCAAGCCAAGCAGTCTGGCAAGGGTTCCAACATGGGGACAGCGTTGCAGATCGAGATGGCGCTTGAGCAAGCCAGGGCATTTGAAGAAGAGCTAAAGATGCTCTTCATGCAGACCGGCAAGATCGATGTCTGGAACAAGATCAAAGCCAGGCAGGCCGAGATGGACTTGGCCGATGCTAAAGAACTAAGCGCTTTAAAGAAAGCAGAAAAAGAAGCCAAAGCCAAAGAGGATGAGATGAACGAGCTGGCCATGATCATTGGCGGTGTGGCTTTTGTTTTGTTCTTGGTGTTTGTTGGCGTGAATGAGTTGATGGAGTTCTGTGCCACAACAAGAAGGTGCGGTCGGTGAATGAGTACCAGAAGACCTTTGACTTATGCCTCAAGATTTTTGTCTATGGGGTTGTGGCGCTTTATTTTCTTGGGTTTCTTAAATTTCTGCCAGACGATCTGTCCGACAAGATCGTGAACTTATTACTTGGAAAGGTTGGTCTTGGCAAATGAGATATCTGTTACTGATATTACTGCTGGCTGGCTGTGAAGACCGCTATCGATACAAATGCCAAAACCCAGATTACTTCCATGCTGAAGAGTGTCAAAAACCTAAGTGCCTATTTACGCAGCAGTGTCCCGAATACTTGGTCGCACCAATCCTGGAGAAAAAAATCAATGATGTCCAGCCAGAAACCAAACCTAACAACTGAAGAGTTTGAAGTCCGAATCTGGGGCTTTGTGGTCGCGGTGGTTACGCTGATCCTTTGCTTCATTGTGATTGCACTTTTGTACTCGGTGACCTTTGTGACCCAGCCGATCAAGTCTATGGCTCCCATTGACCAGGCATACACCAAGATGTTGAACGACATAGTGTTGTTGATCGTTGGTGGCATTGGTGGGGTAATGACTAAGCGAGCAGCTGGGGCAGCATCAAGAACCTTCACGCCAACGCAGCCAACTATGCAACCAGGCTGCCAGCCGATGCAATATGGCTCAAGCTACGCACCACCCCAGTCTGCCTATGGCCTGCCAAGCCAGCCATTTGGAGCAATGCCGGTCTGGAAGAACCCAGAGCTAGATGAGTCCTGGACACCAGGGCCACCACCCACCACCCCGCCCGAACACATGGAGCCTGATGAGGATCGTGAAGAGATCGCAGCTGCTCGCAAGGAGGTTGACTAATGCTACCTATACCCCTGCCCTGGTTGATTGTCGGAGTCCTGGTTTCACTCTTTGGAACTTACCGTGTCGGCCACCACTACGGCTGGCTAGAGCGTGACAACGACATGAAGATCGCCATTGCCAAAAAGAATGAAGAGGCACGCAAGACCGAGCAAGAGCTTGGAGTCAAGCTGCAAGACCAAGAAACCAAATTAAGAAAGGCACAAAATGAAATCACTAAAAAGCAGTCTGCTATGCATGAGCTTGCTCGGACTGGCCGGCTGCGGCTCCCAGCCCCAAGTTGTGTACAAGCCTCCGCAGATCCCGCCCCTGCCCCAGGAAATAGCAACACCGATGCAAGCGAATCTGAGCGACAGACTATTGCAGCTCTTATCGACCTCGCAGCCGAAGGAGACAAAGCCATCACCAAGCACGCAGCCTGCGTCAGCGCCTACAACGAAGTAAGGGAGCTGATCAATGGTAAACAATGAACAACTCAAGCGGCTAAGCATTGACCCAAGCCTTGCTGATGCATTCAATGAAACCTTTGATCGCTTTGGCCTGGTAACAGTTGAGCAGCAAGCATGCTGGATCGGTCAGTGTGGCCACGAATGTGGCAACTTCAGAATCCTGGAAGAGAACCTTAACTATCGCGCTCCCACCCTGCTCAAGCTATTCCCTCACACGCCAAAGCGTGCATGGGGCTTTACGACTGAGTCGGCTGCCGAGTATGAGAAGCAGCCAAAGAAGATCGCGAACCGCATCTATGGCAATCGTATGGGTAACAGGGATGAAGCTTCTGGGGATGGGTTCCGGTTTCGCGGCTCCGGATTTCTCCAGCTGACTGGCCATAGCAACTTCTACCACGCAGGCCAGGCACTGGGCGTTGACTTTGTGATGGAGCCAGAGCTGGTGCGCACGCCAAAGTATGCAGCCATGACAGCTGGCTGGTTCTGGCAAACACACAAGCTCAACCAGTATGCTGACAGCAAAGATTACAAAACCCTGACCAAAAAAATCAATGGTGGCTTTATCGGTCTTGAAGACCGCATTCACCACATTGAAAAAGCAATCAAGGTTTTGTTGAGCTAATTACTGAGCAGCGCCCAGGGCATTGATCCGACGCTGATAGCCAGCTGTGTGCCTGACACGTTTCATGGTGTCAATGCGGCCAAGCGTGTCAGCGTTGCACTCCTTTAGTTCTTTTAAAATTGTCATGCGCTCTCTGGCCGGGCGCTTGCCTGCCCTGGCTGTTGCCTCTGCCAGGTCTTCGTAGGCATCTTGCCATTCGTCCAGCGTGGCCAGCACTGTGTGTGGCTGCTCTTTGCCTGGCACCATTAAGCCGTAGCCAATGGCAGCATCAGTGACCTGGTCAACTTCCATTTCAATCACATCAACAATGGCTTGCTCAGGCTCGGCCTCGATAACCTCAACGGGCTTGGCCACCAGGTCAAGTGGGTTAGCCGGCTTGGCCACTGGGCCTGGCTTGGCTTCGTCAGGATAGTCATGTGCCTCTTCAGCGGTAATAAGCCCTCTGAGAACGTCAGGAAAGGCATCACGCAATGCAAACCCTCTTGCCCTCATCTGCATCATGCGCTTGGGGTATTGAGTCCACGGGCCTTGCTTGCCCCACAGCTGTGCTTTTACTGCATCTTGCACAGAAAATCTAACGGTCACAGGCTTGCGGCCCTTGCGCTTAGCCACACAAACAGCGACTGGGTTTGTGGTGCCTTCGTCCTCAAAGTATTCCTCGATGTCCTCGCACACTGAGCTGGCCTGCACCAAAGCCATGGCTGAGTCACCATACATGCTGGGCTTGCCGTTGATCACAGCAATGTTCTGCAGCGCCTGCATGGGTGCCATACCCATCTCATAGCCCCACTGCAAGCAGACCAGGACATCATTGGGCTTACCCTGGTATGCCCTAGGCACCATGCTAGAACTGGCCAGCATCTCACTGAATTGAACTGCTTCACCCAATGTGGTCGGAGCAAACCCGCGCTGGTTAGTGGTTGTGAGTTGCATCTTCGATCTCCTCTTTTGACAGCTCTGCGTTAATGGTGGCCAATACTAAATCGGCAATGGCTTCGACGGCCTTCTCTGCCAGCTCTCTTGGCATCTCAGGTGCTGCTTCCAGCATGGCGTTGACTGCTCTGTCATAGGCTTCGTGTATTTTTTTGACGTTCATGCTGTGTACTCCTTGATTGTTAGTGTCGATTGGCGAACGCTGTACGCCTCTTTGGCTGGGGTATAGCGCTCAGGCGCTGCTTTGAAATTGCGCATGGGCCAGCTGATCACATACTGCCCAGCCCTGCCCCGCTCAGCTTGGCCAAGGGTTGACTTGATCAACATCTCTGCCGTTTCAATGCTTGCTTCGGCTGCTCTGATGGCTGCCTTGTTTTCCAGGATGCCTTTGGCAAGGTCGGAAACATTGACCGGCAGTTCAATCTCTTCTTTTTGTGCGATACCGTACATACGATTCAAGTCAAAACTAGAAGACGGTGGGTACCAGTCGATCTCCCCTGTCTTGGCGTATTTGTCTAACTTGCTCTGGAACTCAAGCGCTGCCTTGATGATCTCTTTTTGAGTCTCATAGTGAACAGCAAACAAAAACACTCGCAGCTCGATGCCCTGATACAGCACGCACACAGCGCCCCACTTGTGGCCAGTGATCAGCATCTGACCCTGCAACTGGATAGGCCCACGCGCCAGGTGAGGGGTGTCCTCTGGCATAGCCTTGGTAAGCTTGGCCTCTAGCACGCCTGGGCCGTCTAAGACAATGGAGTCTTGGCCCACTACATAGATGCCTTCTTTGGTATTGGTAACGATTGTCTGACCGTTGCCAATGCCAATACCATCTAAGCTGCAGCTGATAGGCACACTGTCGTGGCTGTAAGCCTGGTTGATCTCTGTGTCAAATTCAACCAGACCCAGCCGCGCAGCTGCTTGAGTCAAAATTACAGGCTCTAGGGTATTCCCCCATGCCATGGCTTCATTGCCTATATCTGGTCTCTCCTTACCGTCAATTGCTGAAAGTGAATACTGCAGTTCATCATTGGGTGTCGAATATTTACTGAAACCCAATAGTCCTGGTAGGCGGCTTGCACTCATGCTTCGGTCGTCTGTTAATTTCCCAGCCATTTTGAAATGTCCTTTTTAGTCTGCTAATGCGTAAACGCGGATGACCCTTGCATGGGCTTCTTTGTGGGAAGCCTCGCAAAGACCGATTTTTTTGAATTGCTTGGTGCGGAAGACCGCGCCCAAAACACTGGGGTGGACACCGTTGGGCACCTGGATGTGCGCACGAATGTCATTGATGGACACCTCACCCTTGCGCATGGCAATCTGCATGGCAATGCTTCGGCACCTGGTTAAGAACTCGGCATCCCGAACCTCAAACATGTCGAGCTGGGAATTGCGTATTTGTTGGCCAGCAGTTTGTTCAAGCATGGCTCACCTCTTTGGGTGTTTTGGCACGCTTGAAAGTGCTTTTGGCTTCCTCATTGGCAGCCACTTCGGCCATAGGAATCCAGCCAAAACGTCGCCATGTCAGCTGAACATTTGTTGCAGCAGCTGTTGTGTACTCGCAACCCTGGGCGAGAGTTTTTGTGGGGTATGTAGTTTTCTGCATATCAGAAAACCACCAGAACAGAAAAACACAAAACCACAACTGAAGCCACAAAGCAAACGGCTACAGCTAGTTTTTCAAGGGTACTTTCAGATTGGTCGGTACACCATAGGTAGTGTTTTTCACTTTCATAAACACTATATACATCGTATGAAGTTGAATTCAACTGGACGTAGTTTTGTGGCCAGCTAGAGTTAGAACCAACATTAAGCTTATTCGAATGCTGTTTGATTATGTTCATAATTTAATCCTTTTTGGTTAATTACGGTATTGATTAGGGTTTGTTAGTATCAAATCCAAACCCCAATATGTCTCCTAACGCTATAGGTAGTGTTTTCTCCTTTCTTACTTTCTTGAGTTTTTGAGCTGCTTCTGCAGTCTTTTTGGCTGCAGCTTTTAGTACATGGGATGGGTCTACATAGCGCAATTCAAACTGAGCCTTTGAGAAATGGCCACGAGCCAGCATCACACGAAGCACTGGATCGCCTTCAACTTCATATGCAAGTTTCTGCAGCTGGCGGTTCAGTTCTGATACGACACAAGCAGCTTTCTTAAGCTCCTCAAGCCTGGTCAATCTGAAGTCCAGCCTGCAGTTAACTGGCCGGCCTGAGCGCAACAAAAAAGCACCCAGCTTGCCGTCTTCTGATGGGAAAAACTGTGCCCAATTCACCAGCTCTGGTGTGTTCCGATCCGCCATAGTTACCTCCGAATTGATCATGATGCATGCCCAACTTCAACAAATCTATTCGTTTTATAGGACGTATATTGAGTAAACAATTTAAACAATTTCGCCATGTGATATATATTTATAAAATAAAAATGTATCTTTTTAAATGGTTTCTTATTGTCAAGTTGACTAGACAGTATTTTTTTGGTATGAGCAGTCATTTAATCCTCGCCATCAGGTTCTTCACCTGAGTTGGAGACCACTCAATGTTGCCGCGACGTGTCTCAATTTCACGGCTGGCCAGTGCCTGGGCAATCTCGCGCAGGGTTTTGGCACCAGACTTCTTGATCGCTTCCAAGACCAGTGGCCGAACTCGCTCAGCGTAGGCATCGGCCTTTTGAATGATCACTTTGGTGCCGGCCACTGAGCCGAGCATAGGTGTCGGGCTGCCAAGCTTTACGCCCTTCTTCTTTAACTCACCCAGCGCTGCTTTGGTGCGCTCACCGATCTTGCGTGCTTCCCACTCAGCGAAGACCATACGCATCTGCAGCAGCTCGCGGCTGGCTTCTGGGAAATCAGCACATACAAACTTAACTTTGGTGTCGTTGAGCAGCTGCGCACCGAATGCCAGGTCGCGGGTCAGACGGTCAAGGGATGCGACGACCAGGGTGGCCTTCTCTTTCTTGCACAGCTTGATGGCGTTGGCCAGTGCTGGGCGCTCATTCATGCGGCCCGACTCGATCTCTGTGTACTCACCGATCAGCGACCACTTGCCACCGTTGAGATAGCCAAGGATGCGCTCGCGCTGTGCATCGAGGCCAAGACCTGACTTGCCCTGGCGATCTGTGGAGACCCGGAAGTAGGCTACGAATTTGCCGTTGTGAACTGTCATCACGAACTCCTGTGCGCTTTATCTGCGCTGTTGTGTACATGACCCAAATGTAACCGATGTATATCAAAACGTACAAGATGCAAACCCTACGTTTTAGTCAACTATTATTATTTGCTTGCCTGTACACAATCCAAACGTAACAATCGGAGGGTATATCTAACTGACATATCCACCATGCAAGACACCAAACCCAAACCATTCCTAATGCGCTTGCGTCCTGACACCAGGTCGCTGCTTGACAGAGCTGCAGAAGATCAAAGCCGCTCTCGCGCCTCACTCATTGACCAGTGTGTGCGTGAGCAGCTGCAGCCCCGCTATGGCCAGCTCAGCCCACGCCTGGAGCGGTTCCTATCTGGGGTCAAACAATGAACCACGAAGAAGCTCTGAAGATGCTCAACATGGCCAAGGATGGCAAGCCCATACCCGAGGACGTGCTGACAGAGGCACTCTTTCTCACTGGGGACGGTGCCTGCTGGCGTGATATCCCCTGCCCTGACGTTGATGCGTTTGTCAAAGACATGCGTCAAGCAGGCTACCTATGAGCGTTGCCCTGTACTTTGTTGTGCCTGGTCAGCCAGTCGGCAAGGGCCGGCCACGGGCCAGCAGCCAGGGCGGCTATGTGCGCATGTACACGCCCGCAAAGACTGTGACGTATGAGCAGGCCATCGCACGCCAAGCGACGTTTGCAATGAACGGCATGGCCTTGCTCACAACTCCCATCAGCATGCGCATTGTGGCCTTCTACGGCATACCGCCAAGCTGGCCTAAGCACAAGCAAATGCTGGCGTTAAACAACGCATTGATACCAGGCAAGCCAGACATAGACAACGTCGCCAAGGCCGTGCTTGACGCATGCCATGTGATCTACGTCGATGACAAACAAGTCACTCGCCTGGTCATAGAAAAAGAATATTCGTATGACCCGCGCATCGAGGTCTACATTCATGAGAGATTGAAATGAGTTTTGCTAGACACCAGGTCAGCCTAAAGGGCAGCAGCGTCAATGGGCAGCCGTTCAAGCTGTGCCACCGCTGTGAAGAGAAACGGCCACCAGAGGGTGGCGTGCAAACGTCAGCACAACGCTGGTACTGCCAGCCATGTTGGGTGGACAAGATGAAGGGCCACAGATGACCCAGCTGCAGGCGAAGCTACGCGCACTGCTGCGTGGCCATGAGGGCATGACAACCAAGCAGCTGTCCTACCGAACTGACTCAGGCATGCGTGACATCACCAGATCACTCAAGGTCATGCCGGACTCATACATTGACCGTTGGACGGGCCCAGAGCGTGGCCAGTGGGCTGCAGTGTGGTGCGTTGTTGATGTGCCCGAAGACTGCCCCAAACCAGAATGATTAAGCGGCCATGGAAACCTCACTATCACAAACACAAAGGCCCACTGGAGCCGGACATGACCATCTTGCTCACCGCTGTGGCCAGAGAGCTGCTGACAACCTGGGAGATCACCAAGGACAAGCTCCTGGTGGACAGGCACCTGGCAGCCGTAGACAAAGTCTATGGCCAGGGTGCAGAACAGCGCGTCAGGCAGTACATGCGACAGGTAGACAGAGATGAGCGACATGTCTGAATCAATAGCATTTGCGCTGCCGAAGAAGCCGCGCATTAAAGAGAAAGAGCCGATGCCGGATCAGCGCAAGGTGTGTGTGCTGCCGATCAGAGCCATCACAGACAAGGCCATCACAGACAACATGCTGCGCATACTTGCCGTTCTCTGTAGCTACTGCAACCGAGCAGGCTTCACTTGGGTAAGCCAGAAGAAGCTGGCCGAGGACATGAAGGTCAGCCGCCAAGCCATCACCAAACAGATGGGCAAGCTGATCGCTGCAGGCTACGTTGAGGTGGTCAGGAAAGGCTTTAGAGGCGAGAGGTCAAACACAGTGCGCGTGATCTTTGATATCACAGTAGACACAGCCACGGCCATCGCGGTGACCAACTCAATCGAGGACACACGGCCACCAGTGATCAGGCAGGAGCAAGCAATGGCTGAACAGCAAGAGATAGACCGAGCTGGCCAAGCTCGCATTGCCAAGCTGATCGGTCAAGCACTCAGGAATAACCAACCAAGAAAGGAGCCAACCATGGCAGAGAAAAAGGACAGCATGACTGTCAGGAAAATGAAGGAAGAGATCGCTAAAAAGAAGCCACCAAAGGACACTGCATACGCAACCCCAGAGGTTGCCCATGTAGAGCATTCTAAAGTTGCCAATGAAGCGCTCCATAGGCAACCATATAGGCAACCTAATACGGTTGCCCTTAACTCAGAAGAACACATAAGAAAGACTAATATAGATAATTATTTAAATACAAAAGAAAGACTAAGGTTAGTTCTAGGCAACCAAGTTCCAAAGTTGATCGATGCCGGATTGACCGACCAGGACATCGATGAAGGACTCGCAACCCTGCTGGCCATCTACGCAGCCGAGGGCATCACACCGAAAGAGCAGCACCTGGTTGAGGGATTGATACAGATGAAGCGAGATGCCAGATGATTGAAGGCACCGCCAAGGCATCTAGATCGATCCATACGCCACGATCACAGGCAAGCCTAGACATGGGTAGCCTGTACATGTTGCAATCGCTCCTACGTCGTTTAAATCAATCTGTACATGTGGCATACGAACGTATGGATTGTGTACAAGCAGGGGGCATGCTGCGACGTGTGCCCTTGGAAGCGATCGCAAAGCATATGCGCAGGCATGACACGCGCAATACCGGGCGCGTTGACGGGCGCGTAGAAAAACGACCCTTCCCCCCTCCCCCTCACCGTAGCGATACGGGGGTCATCCACAATTTTTCCCCATCTTCTCCACAATTTTGTACACTTACCAACAGCAAGGATTGACTTATGGCTTATGAAATGAAACCTGGACAAGGCTCGGCCTTTGTAAATAAATTTAAAACTGAGGACTGGCATGCGGCTTACCGTGGCGAGGTGATGCTACCGGACGGCACGCTGTGCTACCTGGATGTCAAGCCTGGCAAGACGGCTGCTGGCGAGCATTGGTTCTCGATCAAGATCGGCAGTGCCAAAGCGCCTAAGCCTGTGCAAGCTGCAGCGCCTGTGATGCAGTCTGACGACAGCGATATACCGTTCTGATGGCCAGACCTAAGTCACCGTCCAACATTCCCAACCTGACTGGCTGGGGTGGTACTCGCTCGATTGAGCGCAGGCTTGAGAGGTCTACCACCTTGGCCGGCAACCGTGAGGCTGTGGCGTATGCATTGCTTTGCATGGCAAACACAAAGATCAGCGACATCATGACTTGGGATGAAGGTGGCAACGTGACCGTGAAGGCTGCGCACCAGATCCCTGAGCATGCGCTGACGGCCATCAAGTCAATCAAGCAGAAAGTTGATCGTGATGGCAACTCAACGCTTGAGATTGAGCTGTATGACAAGGTCGGGGTGCTGCGCATCCTGGCCAAGGCTTCTGGACTGCTGGACAACCCAGATGAATCTGACAAGCCTTCGGTGATCGGGATCAATATCAAGTCTCCGATCAGTGACATTGTTGATGTAAAGGGAGATTGACATGGATGAAAAGCTGATTGACCGGATCATTGCCGTGCTGATGCTTGAGCTTGATACCGACCTTGATGACCAGGCGTGGGAAGACATCTGCGACGACAAGCTGGACTTGCTGGTTGACCTTCGCAAAATGAAAAAAGGTATGCATGAGCCGGACTAAAGAACAAAGCGGCAAGCAGATGCCCACAACGGGGCTGAACCTGGACTTCAGCGAAAGCCCCCAGGTGTGGGGCTTCTTACAGAGTAACGCCTTTGTGCGCGGCATGATGGGGCCGGTGGGGTCGGGTAAGTCTTATGCGTGCGCTGCCGAGATCATGATGCGTGCTGTTAAACAAAAGCCCTCCCCCATTGATGGCATCCGCTACTCGCGCTTTGCGATTGTGCGTAACAGCTACCCCATGCTGAAAACCACCACGATTAAAACGTGGATTGATCTGTTTCCTGAGTCAACCTTTGGGCCGCTGCTTTGGACACCGCCTATCACGCACCACATCAAGCTGCCCAGCCGTGGTGACGCAGCTGGCATTGACTGTGAAGTTATTTTTCTAGCCCTTGACCAACCCAAAGACGTGCGCAAGTTGCTGTCGTTGGAGTTGACTGGTGCTTGGGTTAACGAGGCTCGCGAGTTACCCAAGGCTGTGATCGATGGCTTGACCCACCGTGTTGGCCGGTATCCGACTAAGCGTGATGGCGGTGCGACCTGGTCTGGGATCTGGATGGACACCAACCCGATGGATGACGACCACTGGTGGTACAAGCTGGCCGAGAAAGAAAAGCTCACCGGCCAGTTTGCTTGGAAGTTTTTCAAGCAGCCTGGTGGCGTGGTGCCTGTTGACCCAGAGAACTTGCCAGAGATGCCCGAGGCCAACGATCACATCTTTGCGGCTGCCAAGTGGTGGAAGGTCAACCCCAAGGCTGAGAACCGCAACAACTTACCGCCTGGTTACTACCTACAGATGCTTGGCGGTAAGACCCTTGACTGGATTCGCTGCTATGCGGGTGGTGAATACGTCTATGTCCAGGAGGGTAGATCGGTCTGGCCAGAGTACGACGACTCGACCATGTCTGGCGATACCGACATTGACCCTAATGTGCCTATCCAAGTGGGCCTGGACTTCGGTTTAACCCCTGCAGCCACCATTGGCCAGCGCCTGCCCAACGGTCGGTGGGTGATACATCAGGAAATTGTTACCTTTGACATGGGCCTGGAGCGCTTTGGCACGCAGCTGCTGGCTGAACTCAACGCTCGATACCCCAATCACCAGGTTCTGATCTGGGGTGACCCAGCCGGCATGGCCAGAGATGCCATCTATGAGGTCACTGCCTTTGACTTCTTGCGCACACTGGGTCTAAAAGCGCAGCCAACTGCGTCAAATGACTTTAAAGTGCGTCGGGAAGCGTCGGCTGCACCCATGATGCGGCTGGTGATGGGCAAACCTGGCCTGATTGTGAACAGAGAGTGCAAGTTATTGCGCAAAGCACTGGCCGGTGGCTATCACTTTAAGCGAGTTGCAGTAGGTGCCGGCCATGAACGCTTCAAAGACGCGCCAAACAAGAACGAACACTCACACATTGGTGACTCGTTTGGGTATTTGATGCTGGGCGGTGGCGAGTACAACCGAATGACCCGCACACACCAGCTCGGTGGCCGCGCTCCTGGCATGACTACGGCTGCTTTGGACTTTGATATCTTTTCATGACAGACCTGATCGACACCGTCAACGAAAAACTGGCCTGCACCGGCATCTACTTTGAGCCGATCACTGATTGGCACATTGAACGTCTTTCTGAATACGTCAAATCGCCCTGGCCCATTGATCCACTAGAAACTATTCATTTCAACATGGAGCGCGGCCCAAGCGGTGCCCTGTACTACAACGGCAAACTGCTTGGCATCATCGGTGTTGCCGTGCTGTGGAAGGGTGTGGGTGAGGTGTGGACGATCATCGACGACAGCATCAAGCACAAGTTCAAGCGCCAGCTGATTGTTGGTGTCAGAACTGCCCTTGATATCACTCAGATATCACTTGCTTTGACCCGTGTACAAGTAGCAATAGAATCGAATGAAGATTATTCGCAGAGCTGGCCGCTGGCGCTGGGCTTTACGCTTGAGGGCGTGATGCGCAACTTCGGAATGGACGGCTCAGATTACACACTCTATGGGAGGATCAGACCATGCCAGCACCAATCGTCGCAGCTTTGATCGGAGCGGGTACCACGGCTTATGCTGTAAACCGTTCGCAAAGCGCTGCAAGCAAAGCTAGGGAGCAAGCTGCTGCAGCTCAAGCTTCAGCAATTGAACAAGCCACTAAGAATCGTACAGAGGCAGCCGCTCAGGCAGCCTCAGCGCGTGAATTAGCCGCATCAGAGGCGGAGAAAAACCGTGCTGCTGCTGCCGCAGAAGCAAAACTTACACGAGATCAACAGGCGGCCCTTGCTGCTTCACAAAGTAAGTTAACCGCAGATCAAATTGCAGCGCAACAAGCAAGTGCTACATCTTCATTGGAAGCCGCTAAATTAACTGCAGCGGAACAAGCCAAGCTGATGCAAGGTCTTACAGCTCAACAAGGCGCTGCTGCAGAAGCCGCCAAGGCTCAACTGTTTCAGCAGCAAAAGCAGTACGAAGAACAAAAGATGATGATGGAAAAGCAAGCCCGTGACCAGACGGCTGCGCTTGATGCTGAGCGTCGCAAGATTGCTGAGCGTGAATCTGGGCAGATGACTGCACGTCGCAGGGCTGGCCGCAGATCTTTGCTATCCACCGCCAGGATAAACCCAGAGCTTGGCCTTGCACCAGCTGCAAATGATGAAAACCAGCTGAAGACCCTTTTAGGAGGTTGACATGGCTTTACCAGACCAGCGTCTAGCTGTATTTGAAGACAATGTTGGTGCCCTGGAAGTGGGCGCTGGTGTGTCTAGCCCAGAAGACGAATTTGCCGCGCAACTTGCAGCAGATGAGGCTGCGGCAGCGGCCAAGATTGCAGCAGATGATGCGACATTTAAAGCTGAACAAGATGCGCTTGACCTAGCACTAAAGACGCAACTGGATCTGCAATCTAAAGCTGATGCTGATGCATTTACAAAAGCACAAGCTGAAGTTCAGTTGATGATTGATACTGAAATGTCAAATTTGCAAAAGCAAAAAGATCAATATGCAGCACAGCAAGCTGCAGCTCAAGAGTCGGCAGCACAAGCGGCCAGAGAGGCAGAGGCCGCTCAAGCTGAAATTGCAAAGCAACTGGCTGAAACACAGCGGCTCACCGCAGAGTCAGCAGCTAAAACAAAGGCAGAGATGGAAGCCATGCAAAGAACTTCTGCAGCAAAGATTGCTGGCAGCAGACGTGCTGGTAGATCTGCAACAAACAGATCAATCTTGGCTGGCTATGCCACAGAAGCTAGTGGCCCACAAACATTAGGTGGCGGTGGCGGATTAGGCGGCTTTGGAGCTGGCCTCGGTACAACTCAAACACTAGGAGTAGGCGGATGAAAACCAAAGAAGTATGGGACAAACCAAGACCCAAAGATTTACCTAAGTCCGAGGCGCTGTCGTCTGCTGAAAAGCGCATGGCGATGCGTCGTGCTGCCAAAGCAGGCAGGCCATACCCCAACCTGGTTGACAACATGGCGGCTGCACGCGATAAAAAATGAGCAAGTACAAAGACCCCGAAGGCGGTCTGACTGAGGCCGGCAGGCGTAAGTTTGAATCGTCTGGCGAGAGTAAGAACCTCAAGCCAGGCGTGAAAGACAGCGCGCCAGACGGTGAACGTGCTAAGCGCAAGGGGTCTTTTTTGACCAGGTTCTACACCAACCCAAGTGGCCCGCTGGTTAACGACAAGGGTGAGCCAACCAGGCTTGCTTTGGCGGCCAACGCATGGGGCGAAACTCCCCCGCGCACAGCTGGCGCTGCAGCACGATTGGCCGCTAAGGGCCGCAATTTGCTTGAAAAGTACAAGTTAGAAAAGGATTGATATGGAATACGGCACAAACCAAAAGGGCGGCATGCGTTTAACGCCTGAGCAGATCATTAAGCGCCAAGCAGTTGCCCAGACAAAGAAGGATGAGTTTCAGCAGCTGTACCAGGATGCCTATGAGTTTGCCCTGCCCCAGCGCCAGCTGTATGGCGTGTGGGAAGGCGGTAGCACTGGCTCCAAAAAGATGCAACGAGTTTTCGATAGTACAGCAATCAATAGCACCCAAAGGTTTGCGAACAGATTGCAGTCTGTAGTTTTTCCACCGCAGCGTCGCTGGTGCCGTCTTGAGCCTGGTCTTGATATTCCCATGGATCGCAAGCCACAGGCCCAGGCCATCCTTGAGCTGTACAACGAAAAGATGTTTGCGCTGCTGCGTCAGTCTAACTTTGACATTGCCATGGGTGAGTTTTTACTTGACCTGGCTGTTGGCACGTCTTGCATGATGGTTCAACCTGGTGACGACACCAACCCGCTTAACTTTATCCCTGTGCCATTGTTCCTGGTCAGTTATGAAGAAGGCGCGAATGGCCAAGTGGACAACGTGTACCGACGTATGCGCTTGAAAGGTGAAAGCATTCAACGCCAATGGCCTGATGCACAGATACCGGAAGAAATGCAGCGTCGCATTGGTGAAAAGCCAACAGATGACATTGAGCTTCTTGAGGCCACGATCTATGACGCGAACCGTGGTGACTATTGCTACCACGTCATTGACAAGCACAGCAAGGCCGAGCTGGTCTACCGCAGACGCAAGGTCTCACCCTGGGTGATCTCGCGCTACATGAAGGTGGCCGGAGAGATCTATGGCCGTGGCCCACTCATGACCGCCCTGCCCGACATCAAGACGCTGAACAAAACCATTGAGTTGCTGCTAAAAAATGCATCTCTTGCCGTGTCTGGCGTGTATACGGCTGCCGACGATGGCGTGCTTAACCCTAACACCGTGAAGATCGTGCCTGGCGGCATCATTCCCGTTGCGCGCAATGGTGGCCCACAAGGCCCATCGCTCATGGCCCTGCCCCGCTCTGGCGACTTCAACGTGTCGCAGCTGGTGATCAACGATCTGCGCGGAAACGTCAAGCGCATCTTGCTGGACGAATCATTACCGCCAGAGAACATGAGCGCCCGTTCTGCCACAGAGATTGTTGAGCGCATGAAGGAGCTGTCACAGAACCTTGGCTCTGCCTTTGGCCGACTGATCAACGAAACCATGATCCCTGTGGTGACCAAGATCTTGGAAGTCATGGATGAGCGCGGCCTGATTGATTTGCCACTGCGTGTTAATGGACTAGAGGTTAAGGTCTCCCCCACTTCACCGCTTGCCAATGCTCAAGCAATGGATGAAGTTAACGCAGCGCTGCAATTTGCCCAGATCACCCAGCAGATGGGTGCCGAGGGCCAGGTGGCCGTCAAGTTTGGCGACATGATTGACTACCTGGGCGACAAGCTGGGTGTGCCTGCTTCCCTTCGCAACAGCGCTGCAGAGCGTGGGTTTGCCATTGAGCAGCAACAAGCACAACAGGCTCAGGCCATGGCAGCGCAGATGGCCATGCAGCAGCAAGGCATGGCACCGCCTGGTCAACCAGCACTGCCGGCACCAATGGGAGCGCCAGCATGAGCTGGGACGAACTAGATGCCATTGGCCAAACACCAGATATTCGCGAAGTCACTCAGCAACGAGATGACTTGGCGCGGTTAACCCTGCGTGTCTTTGGCTCTGAAGAAGGCCAAAAGCTGCTGCAGTGGCTGCGAGATGTGTATGTGAATGTGCCTATAGCCGTGCCAGGCACAGACCCGGCCCATGCGTTCTTTGCTGAAGGGCAGAGAAACGTGGTTCGGGACATCGAGGCGCGGATCAATCAAGCAAGGAAACTATGACCCAAGAAACCGAAACCAATGTCGAGCCCAGCACTGGCTTACTCGATAGTGTCC